TAGGTTATTAGTAATATTAGCAGTACAAGTACCATCACTTGCTACTGTTATCGCATCCGATGATGCTGATACTCCTCTGATTGCTCCGACTTTTAATGTACTCATGGTTTTGGATTAGCGTCCTTTACTGCCTTAATAGAATTATAGAATGACGCAAACTTAACTTTTAAGTCTGCGTCAGCATCTATTGCATGCCAAAGTAAATCTAATTGATCTCCTGTTGGTGCATATGTTGTAGAACCATTTGTTGTTCTATCGGTTTTGTACTTAACAGCAGCAGCTTCAGCGTCTAGCGTAACTCTTGCAGCGTCTATATCAGACTGTACTAAGTTGATTTGTGAGCCATCTGCTTTATAAACTCCATCATCATCTCTTATAAGAGTGGCTTCTGGATAAGCTTTATAAATTGCTTTATGATCATATTTCATTAACCAGCAACCTCCAATAATTGAACAACTGATCTACCATTGTGGTCTTGAACAGTATTTGCATTTTCTTCTGAGTAGTTCATAGCAAAAACTCTTGAAGAACCACTAGCATGTAAAAAAGTAAATCCATATTTAGTAGAATTTGTTGTAGCTGGCTCATCTAAAAAAGTATAAGATATGGTTCTAGGATCACCATTATTAAGAACGTGTGAAGCAGAACCAACATATCTCCTATTTGTATTACTTGTATTTCCATTACCTCTATTAATATTAAAATCATCATTAATAATTAATCTACAAGCAATTCTTAAAGGACCAGAACTTAAACTCATAAAAAATTGAGCATTAATTAAAATTTTACTGCTTGAAGAAGTCGGAGTAATTGATGCAGAAATCATTTGACCTGTTTGACCTCCTACATCAGCCGTTGAAGTTGTACGAGCGGTGGAAGTTACTTGAACAACTTGAATAATATTTCCTGCCTTTGGGCTTGTTGTTGTTAAAACTGTCCCATCTGTTGCATCTGGTAAAGTTAATACTCGTGTATTACTACTAGAAGCTGGAGCCTTAAGTTCGAAGGTTCCTCCATTCGAATCAGCTGTTAATTTAATTGAACTCATTTGTATTCCTCCACAACAACAATTCCAGCTTTACCATCCATTCCAGCACCCGATTGATCTCCACCATTTGTTTGCCCTGGATTTGCAGCACCTGAACCACCAGCACCACCTGTACCAGGAGCACCTGGAGCTAATCCAGGTTTAGTAGTTTGACCAAAAGCACCAGTTGTCCACCAAGCTCCTTGGTTAGGTCCACCCCAAAAGGAATGTCCACCACCAAAACCAAGAAGAGATACATGATTTGTTGTGTTGTTATAAGGATTTAAATTACTCCCTGATGTTACAGGATGTCCCCCACTAAGATTAATATCTCCATTAGAGCCAACACCAGCAGCAGGTTGATTATTATCATTTGCACCACCATTTCCACCTTCTCCCCCTGTTGCACTTGCATATGATCCAAATGAAGATGTTCCACCATCTGCTCCATCAGCACCTGCATTATCACTAGCAGATCCACCAGCACCTATGGTTACGCTAACTGAGCTAATTGACGATACATCAATTATTTTTATCGCAGTCCCACCTGCAGCACCACCTTGTCCAGAATCATCAAGTTGGTTTCCAGCTACACCTGATCCAGCACCTCCTCCTCCTGTAACATAAACTTTTACTGTTTTAACGCCTGCTGGTTTAGTCCATGTTCCACTTGCATTAAAGACCTGTTGACTAACTAAACCTACCCTGACAGAACTTGCAATCATATCTTGATCAACACATCCGTCTGGTAATCCACCTACTGAGATTCCTGATATTGTTCCGTCACCTGAAATTGAAATTGGCATAATCTAAACCACCGTATAAACTGAACCGCTAGGTATCGTGAGCGTCACACCTGCGTTAATTGTAATAGGTCCAAAGCTACCAGCATTGCATGTAGCTCCGAATGTAGTTCCGATTGTGTAGTTAGTTGTGATTGTTGTTCCATTCTCTATTACCACCTTATCACTCCCACCACCAGTAGCTCCAGATGGTGCGTCAACATAAGAGAGAACGCCAGCTCCATTTGTTGATAAGAGTTGTCCTGAAGATCCTGTAGATGTTGGAAACTGTGCAACTTTTGTTCCATTAGCAACAATACCAATCTGTCCAGAACTTACTCTGAAGAAACCAGTGTCGGTGTCTGAGGAGAAGGTAATACTGGGAACTGAGGTTGTGCCATCAGGAAATGTACCACCAGCATTTAAATAATCTGCACCTGCAAAGATAACTCCAAAGAAAGCTTCACCTGAAGCTGGAGCAGAACTAAAAACTATATTTGTTCCTGATAATTGGAATCCTGACGAACCAGAAGAATCAGGTTCTTGGATTACACCACCAACAGATATTAATAATTGAGTTTCATATTTTGGAAATGGAGTAGGTGCAACTCCTCCTACTAGAAGAGAAAATGATGTAGTGCTTCCATTAAACGAACTTGAAATATCATCAATCGTTTTGTAATCAGTATTAGACCTTAAGTTATTACCTATATACGGCATGATTACTGAAATCTTTTATAAGCTTCTTCTATTTTACAGAGGCTAATTTTTGAAAATTATTACTAATTTTTTAAAAAATTTAACTATTAGGTCCTTTTGTTGAAGGTTGAGTCGGCCAGACAACATCATCAGGAGTCTTATCTTTATAAGTCTGAGGAATATCTCTTATGGTTTGTCTATATGCAGCCCATTGAGCTTGATCAACAGTAGCTCCAGTTGTCATTGTCCAATCTGTTTCTTTCAATAAATAATTCCTTTTTGCTCTAATATCATCCCAACTAGTAGGGTCGGCATCATCTGGTGTATTCCCTTCTGCAACCCACTCTTTAAAATCTGGGTTATCCTCATTGCAAGATAAGTATGACTTTCCATCATCCTCAATCTTTTCATAAATTTTTTTGTTTGTTACTTTATCTGTTCGCAATAACTTGTACTTCATAAAACCTCCTATAATTCAGCACTAAAACCTAAGAAACTATCAGACCCAGCACTTAGGCCATTAGCTACTTGTCCAGTTGCCCAACCATGACTACTTTTATGGAAACCAATACTCGCACTATAAACAGTAGCACTATTAAAAGTAGGGACACTTGTACAAGTCAGTGTAGTATCTCTTCGGACTTGGTATCTGTCAGCACTACCAAACTGCTCTACGGCAGTAGGTTCGGCTCTTAAAGTTCGTGGGAAACGAATTTGAATTTCGCAGATAGTTCCATCATTATCGACCAGACCTTGTCCATATAATTCACCTTGGGAAAAATGCAACCCAGATCCTCCAGCATTTGCACCAAATCTTGCATAGTATCTTTGACACTTAGTCAATTCATCTCCGAATGACCTATGCTCAAAATCTGTTGCCACGTTGCCTACTTCTAATTGAACTCCTGTAATATATAACTCGTTAGATGCGTTATCACAAAAATTCTTTTGTCCAGTAACCGATTGATACGTTCCACCTGTATTAGCTGTCCAAGTGGTAACTTCAGATGTTAAGTCATCTGGACCACACATTAAATTAAATTCAACCACAAAGTCAGTACCAGTGCTATCTCTTATGGCTTCAGTTAAGCAAGTTCCTGTTGCAGGTAGTGTATATGTAAATCTTGTCCAAGATGTTGTAAATGCAAATAATTTATACTGGCTTTGATGTTCATTATCAGCAGCACTAACAAAGTCAGCTTTAACTGTGTAGTTGCCAGCAGCAGTAGCATTTGTTTTTGCATACCAAGATATTGTTATAGGTTTTGCATCTGAAGTGCCAAATCCAAAATCTTGTAAATCTTTTCCTTCAAATTTTTGAGCTATCATACCATTTTGACTTCCTGATGGTGTAACAACACTATCCGCTTCAATTTTTAACGAGTTCTTAAAACCAGAAGGAGTATCTGTTGATTGAGAAATAGTTGTATCTAAATTACAAGCTGAACCTATTTGAGAAGTAAATCTATCTACTAAATATTGATCTTGTGTTGTTTGACTAATACTTGATGTTCCATGTCTTTGTGAAACAGTCATTGCACCGTTTATAACCTTGTTTTTATTCTCACCAATCTTATCGGTAACTGATGTGTTTAGTCTTTCTAATCCAACTTGATTAAGAGCCATTTGTTATATCTCCTTAAGTTTGTTCTAGATAGCTTACAGTTACATCTAAAGCACTTGCTGTACCAGCCCTCACTCTCAAAATATCATTAGCTTCCATAATTACTTTTGATCCACTTATAAGTTCTAAAGAACTTCCTGCTGGAACTGGAGCATTTCTTATAAGGTGAACATCATCACCACCTGTTACAAGAAAAACATCAACTTGAGCACTGGCTCCTGTTGTATTTGAAACAAGGACACTGAGAAGAACAATTGTTGCACTTCCTCCACATGTTACAACATTCGTATTAGTGCTACTAACAGCATCTGTTACGACGTTTGTTTTTGTGTCACTTTTGAAGGTATTTGCCATATCAGCCTAGAGCTATTATTAATGCAAGTTGGTCAGTAGAATCAAATGCTCCACTTACAGTCAACGCACCTGTTACGGTTAAGTTTCCTGGTATTGAGACTGATCCATTAGAATCTATTGTAAGACGGCTAACTCCTCCAGTTACCAAAGATATGTTATCTGCTGAAGGACTAATTAATCCTGTATTAGAATCTCCTTGAAATTTTAGGCTGCAATTAGTAACAGATCCTAATGCTAAAGCAGAATTAGATCCATCTTGCCTAAGTAATGGAAATCCTCCATTAGTAATTGCATCATGTATTACAACAGTTTTTAACGAGGTATCTACTGTGACTTCACCATCAGCACCTTTAAATCCTGAGTGCTCTGCTGTTGTTCCTCTTCTAAATTGAACTTGGGTTGCCATAATACTATCCTAAAGCCACTGCTATTGCGGTAGCAAAACTTTCTGTACTTATTGTCCCATCACTATTAGGGACAGTCATAGTTCGAGTTGTACTTCCCGAAATTCCTGAACATTCAAATGCTAATTTTTTAGAAGCATCTGAATTATCTTTTACTCTGAAAGTATTATCTGCAAACTCAGTTACAGCACCTGCAGTAACCTGATTATCTACGTAAGCTGTTGTAGCTACTTTGGTTGTATTATCACTTGCAGATTGAGTCGTTGCTGTAACTCCGTTGTTTAATGCTCCAGTAAAAGATGTAGCTGTACATACACCTTGAATGGTGAAGCCACCTGTAACTGTTTCTGCTTTTTTATTTCCAGCAAAATGTAATAACACTCCAGCACCAACTTCACAGTCAATAGCACGTTCTGCAACATTACTGTTGATAAGGAGATCTCCCTGCCGATTCTCTATGACTCCGTTAACACCATTATGTGTCAAATGTAATCCAAGATTATTTCCAAGATTTATTGAGTCGCTATCATCAACATTAATAGAAAAACCATTACAATCTAATGCACCACCTAGCTGTGGTGATGTGTCATCTGCAAGTTCTGTAAGAATTGATCCGTTTTTATTTGGAACTGTAAGAGTTCTAGTTGTGCTTGTAGCAACTCCTGAAGCATCAAAAGCTACTTGCTTTGTAGCATCAGTAGGATCAATGACTCTAAAACCATTTGCCTTTGCAATAACAGCGTCAGCTGTTAGTGATGTGATTCCAGTCAAAGTTGTAACACTACTTCCAAGAGCAACCGCTGAACTACCAATTGTAACTGTGCTATTAGCAAGATTACTGTTAGCAATTGAAGACGCAGTGGTAAGAACAGTTCCTGTTTCGGCTGGAAGAGTTATGGTTACATCAGCTGTCGATGCAGGTCCTACAAGAGTTG